ACCAAAACCTAAGAGCGGTTTATTTGTCGAGTGGGTGGAGGCCATACTCGTTTGTGTTTTCTGATGGCGAGTGGGATCAGGATTTTGTTTCTTTCCTCGGCAAGATGCGTATGGATCCATCGATTGGACAGGATGGGAAGCTATACGTTCCATTAAGGGGCTTAGATCCTATAGCTGGATCACTATCAATGGTTGCTGATGCTGTTGAGTACGCAAGGTACGAGGATGACCAAGACTTGGTAGCGCAAGTAATTCTTGGTGGGGTATGGGGCCTCTATAACTATGTTGGTCAGCAACCTTGGTTAACAGCCCTAAGCTCTGTAACTGGTGCATTCTCGTCAACCATAGAGAATCCCAAGGCATCGTTTAAGGCGGCCATAGAATCCATCTTAACTGGTGGCGCAACCTACGCAATAGAGGGTTCTCCGGCTGGTATATTTAGCTCGGCTAGGGGTGCGGTTGCAAGAATTATAGATCCAACCGCAAGAGATGTAGCAGCTGATCCAAACGAAGACATGATAACTAAGGCTGCCCGTCAAGCTATAAACAAATACAGATCCAAGACCCCAGGACTTTCTGAGGATTTGCCAGAAAGATACGATATGTTTGGTGATCTAGAGTACAGAGCTGACCCATCTAACCCAGGGCTATCCTCTCTGTCTGGCATTAGGTATCAAGAAAGCAAGCAAAGAACATCCGACAAGATAATTATTTCTTTGGGTCTGCCAATTCAAAAGCCAAGGCGCATCATTGATGTTGGCGATGTTAAGGTAAAGATTACACCAGAGGAATACCAATATTGGTTAAGCCGAATTGGCAAAGTAAAGATTGGCGATAACAATGTGCAAAAAGCCATTGTTGAAACAGCCAATATGCCTGGCTTTAATGCTCTTGGGAAGAATGAGAAACAGGAGACTATTAGAGAGGTATACAGAGAATTTGTTAACTTGGCAAAAGAAGATTTACTTGAGCGTTTCCCAGCGATATCTATTAGGGCGCAAGAGGCTGAAGCAAAGCTACCGATTTATGGTGTACCAAAATAACGTAGTAGATTTTTATTCAAAAATCAATTAGATTAGGGAAATATTATGGCTGATTATGCGATATCTAACGTAGCAAGACGTGTGGTCTACACCAATACTGGTGTCGGGCCATACTCGTTTACGTTTGAAATTCTTGCCAATACCGATATCGCTGTATATCGGGGCAGTACATTACTGACTCTGACCACAGATTACAGCGTAACCATCAATGCTAACGGCACAGGATCAATTACCCTAGTAACCGCTGGCACAGGCAATATTACGATTGTTGGCGCAAGAGCAATTCAACGCACTAGCGACTATACGACAGGCGGTGACTTGTTCGCCAGCACCCTTAATACTGACCTAGACTCACAGACCATTTACGCACAGCAAGTAGCCGAGACCGCAGAGCGTGGCCTCAAGGCTCCAGTAGTCGATCCTACAGACATCAACATGACCTTGCCAGCTAAGGCAACTCGTGCTGGTACAGTCCTAGCCTTTAACGCAACAACTGGTAACCCAGAGGCTGGCCCAAGCATTGGCTCTGTAACCACAGTCGCAGCTCAGTCAGCCAACATCAATACTGTCGCTACAAATATTGCAAGCGTTAACACAGTTGCCGGTAATAACACAAACATTAATACAGTTGCTGGGATATCGGGTAACGTAACCACAGTTGCTGGGATTAGCGCTAACGTCACATCTGTGGCTGGCAACTCAAGCAACATCAATACAGTTGCTGGCATCTCAGGCAGCGTGACTACAGTTGCTGGGGTTTCCTCTAGCGTATCGACTGTGGCTGGGATATCAGCCAATGTGACTACAGTAGCTGGTATCTCTGGTAACGTAACAACTGTAGCCGGTGTATCTGCAAACGTAACAACTGTAGCTACAAACATTGCAGCGGTTAACACAAACGCTACAAATATTGTTGCTATTCAGAATGCATCGACTAACGCAACCAACGCAGCCAACTCCGCTACCGCAGCTGGTAACGCACAGACAGCAGCCGAGGCAGCTCGTGATGCAACACTAGCAGCATACGATAACTTTGATGACAGATATCTAGGATCTAAAACATCTAATCCAACATTAGACAATGATGGCAACGCTCTAGTTGGTGGCGCTCTATACTTTAACTCTGTCGCTGGTGAGATGCGAGTATATACAGGCTCTGCTTGGGTAGCTGCGTATGTATCTGGCACAGGCTTTCTTTCTTCAGCAAACAACTTATCTGATCTAGCCTCTGTTTCTACAGCCAGAACAAACCTTGGATTAGTTGCATCGGCAACAACCGACACCACTAACGCAAGCAATATCTCTAGTGGCACACTCGATGCAGCCAGACTGCCAGCGTTTACTGGTGATGCGACTAGCTCCGCTGGATCGTCTGCTCTGACATTGGCAACAGTCAACTCAACTACTGGAACCTTTGGCTCATCTAGCTCTATTCCTGTGGTTACAGTTAACGGCAAGGGATTAGTAACATCGGTTACAACATCTGCCGTTGCTGGTGGTCAATACTTTGGATCAGCTGCTACTAAAGCAATTGCTTATAACAGCACCACGATTGCTGAAAATATCACAACGACATCGGGCAACAATTGCCTATCAGTTGGGCCAATCACAATCTCTAGCGGATTCTCAGTAACAGTTGCATCAGGACAAAGGTGGGTAATATTATGAGTATCGTTCTTCAAGGAAGTACATCAGGTAGCGTTACATTACAAGAACCAGCCGTTGCTGGTACTACTGTATTAACTTTGCCAGCAGTTACAGGAAATGTTCTCACAGATACATCACCTAAAGCTGGTAATGTAATTCAGGTGGTTAGTTCAGTTCTTACATCAAGTGCTTCAACTACCAGTTCTTCTTTTACAGCGTCAGGAATGTCAGCATCAATAACGCCTACAAGTTCTTCCAGTAAAGTTTTTATTGTTGTTGCAATAGCTGGAAGCCAAACAACTTCAAATGGTGCTGGAATATTTACCATTTATAGAGGTGCGACCAATATTGGAAACGCAACTGATGGATTTACTTATATATATTCAAATGCAACTTTTGGCAACCCACTTAGAATCCCAACAAACATGGCTTTTTTAGATTCGCCAGCGACTACATCTTCAACAACTTATGAAGTGTATTTCAAAACAAATACTGTTGGAACTGTTGGAATTAATAATCAATCAACAAACAGCACAATTACATTATTGGAGATAGCAGCATGACAAATCATCAAGCTATTTATGCTCTAAACCCATCCGTAGTAACCATTCGTGGCGATGTAGCTTACGATGCAGACGACAACGAAGTTGCATACGATAAATCTGCGGTACAGGCTTATGTAGATGCTCATGCTTATATTGCTAAACGAGCATCAGAATACCCAAATGTCACCGATTTTGCTGATGCCTATTATTGGGCACAAAAAGGCAAGTCAGAATTGATGGATGCGTATGTGGCTAAATGTGATGCTATTAAATTAAAATACCCAAAATGACCTATCAGTTTATCGAAAACAAGAACTTCACTTATTGCGACCCGCTTGGGTATTTACGCAATGAGAAGTTTGTCGTTTATCACATGGTAGACCCGACTGATAATCAGATTCGGTACATTGGGCAGACCACCAATGGCATGAAGCGTATTGTTAATCACTTTACACCTTTTGCTATGCGGTCAAGAACCCACAAAAATAGCTGGCTCAAATCACTAAAGATAAAAGGTGTTAAGCCTATAGTTCTTATTGCCCACAAAGCCGATTCTTTTGAGCAGTTAAATGAACTTGAAAAAACTCAGATTGCTGTGTTTAAGAAATGCGTAAACCTTACCAATTTGTGCGATGGTGGCTCTACTAAAAAGCTACTTGAACCCAAACCCAAAAGCAGTTTTTTAAAGTGGGCTAAGAAAATTTCCAAACCAAGAGGTAACGGCACACCACCTATTGCTGTTAAAGACCAACATGGAACTGTTTATCAATCATTATCTATTGCGGCACGACAAATAGGCACAACTAGTGGCAACATTAGAAAGCATTTAAATGGCAAACACAGCCACATTAAAGGCTACAAGTTTAAGGAGATTCATTAATGGCATCAATTATTACAGCCACAACTACAAGTGGATTAACCCAATCTGCTGACAATAGCGGTGTATTACAGTTAGCATCGGGTGCTGGTAATTTAGTTACTGTTCCATCGGTAACAGGCACAGCAATGGTTAGCGGTAATATGCCAGCGTTTAGTGCTCAAATGACTACAACAAGCATTCCAAACGTAACTTGGACAAAAGTTACTTATGGTACTGAAAACTTTGACACAAACAACAACTTTGCTTCTAGTCGTTTTACACCAACTATTGCTGGTTATTACCAAATAAATGCTAATTTAAGATACGCAAATTCAATAGCTGGAACAGTTTTACAAATGGCTATCTATAAAAATGGTGCTTTGTATGCGTATGTTTCAAATGGTGTGCAAAATGTAACAAGAGCATTATGTGTATCAACTTTACTTTATTGTAATGGTTCAACAGACTATGTTGAAATCTACACATACCAAAATTCGGGCTCTACTGAAAATACAGACGCAGCAGACTACTATACTTTTTCGGGTGCAATGGTGAGGAGTGCTTAATGTTAAACCAAAAAATTAAATCTATTTATCCACAACTTATCGATGAAGATTTTGATATTGGTGGAACAATCTTTTTACAAAACGATTCAGACGGCAAAGGCGATTACATTGCTAAGTGGGAACACCCTACCTTGCCAAGACCAACAGATGAGGAGCTTGCATAATGCCTATAACCTTAGACGGCACAAACGGAATAACAACTCCCATGTACAACGGGAGTATTACTGCTAATGCGGTAACTCCTGTAACTGGATTTAAAAATAGAATTATTAACGGAAACATGAGTATTGACCAGCGTAATGCTGGTGCTTCTACAACTGCAACAGACAATGTATATACACTTGATAGATGGCAAACTGGTTCTTCTGCATCATCTAAATTTACTATTCAACAAAATGCTGGTTCAGTTACCCCGCCAGCAGGATTTAGCAATTATTTAGGATGCACTTCATCTTCTGCTTATACAGTAGGTGCTGGAGAAACATTCAATGTGGCACAACAAATCGAAGGCTACAATGTAGCGGATTTGGCTTGGGGAACTGCTAATGCCAAGACTGTAACTCTTAGCTTTTGGGTGCGTAGTTCACTAACAGGAACTTTTGGCGGTGCTTTAGCAAACAGCAATGTAACAAGGTCATATCCTTTTAGTTACACCATTTCAGCCGCAAATACTTGGGAACAAAAAACAATCACAATCGCTGGTGATACTAGCGGAACTTGGCAAACAACAACTTCAACTGGTATTCGAGTATGGATGAGCATTGGTACAGGCTCAACATTAAGCGGAACTGCTGGTGCATGGTCAGGTTCAGATTTCCGTTCAGCCACAGGAGCAACATCCGTAGTCGGCACAAACGGAGCAACTTTTTACATCACAGGAGTTCAGCTTGAGGTAGGCTCTACAGCTACGAGTTTCGATACTCGTGATTTCACTACAGAATTGAGCCTTTGCCAACGCTATTATGAGTCTACGGCTGACATTGGAACTTTGATTACTGCAATGAACTCTACTTATCGTTCAAGTTGCACTGTTTATTCTAGTTCTAATTATTTTGGACCAGTTGTTTTCAAAGTTTACAAAAGAGCTGTACCAACTGTTACTTTTTATTACTCTACTAGCTCAGGTATTTTGTCGGGTTATACAACAAGTGGTGTTAACGACCGAAGTGCAGATCCTCAAAATGTAAGTCAATCTGGATGCAATGGAGTTATTCAAAGCGTTACTAATCTAAGTTTTGTTCAAGGCAACTGGGTTGCATCTGCGGAGTTATAAAATGTATAAATTAAAATTTAATGAATTAGAACAAAAACTAGACGGAGTTAAACGCTTATCTGATGGTGCTGGCATCCCATTTGCTCCTGACAACACCGACTATCAAAACTTCAAAAAAGAAGTCTTAGCTGGTGCAGAACTGCAAGATGCCGATGGGAATGTGATGACACAAGAACAGGCTAATCAATTTGTTGGGGGCTTGGCATGAACTTTATCTTTACATGGATCCTAGATCGATTTGGCCTTATCCCCAGAGCAACGCTTGAGTTCCCTATTGAGAAACCAGTTACTGTTAAGCCAGCTCGTAAGGCTGCCAAGAAAATAGTACGCAAAACAGTACGAAAGAAAGCGTGATTACTATGACACAGCTTACCGACAAAGAGATTGAAGATATCGTTGAGAAGGTGACCGAGCGTGTCATCGAGAAGGTCTATACCAATATCGGTAAGTCTGTGGTCACCAAGTTCTTTTGGATTGTTGGAGTCGGAGCTGTAGGTTTAGTTACATTCCTAGCTGGGATGGGCCATATCAAGATCGGCAACTAATGTGGCAGATCAGTTCGGGTTTCTTGATGGCGCAAAGGGCATCAGCAGTTCTCTAAACGCTAGTCGTGAGGTCAGCAAAGAGCTGTCCAAGAGCATTGCAGATACACAGAAAGAGGCATCCGATGTAGCCCAGCAACGCAACCTTGACAGGCGCAGAGAACTGCGTGAGAACGAAGTCCGCAAGGAGTTGTTCTTAAAGCGTGTGTTGATTGTCTGGGAGCATGATGAGCAAGTACGCAGAGAAGAGGCAAGACTGCGAGAAGAGTTCTTAAAGAAGTATGGCAAGCGGTGGGCTGAGGTTGAGGCTCTGAAAGCAAAGCTAGAGAAACAAGAGAGGGAGTTGCAGAAAGCCTTTGATTCTGATCTAGCCAAAGCCAAGTGGGCGCAGTTCTGGTGTTTCGCAGTCGCTGCATGGATAGCTTATTTTTTAGTATGGGGAAATAAATAATGTTTACTTTGTTAACAACTCTCGTTTCATTCTTAGCCGGTGGCTTACCAAAGCTCCTAGATTTTTTTCAAGATAAATCAGACAAAGCGCATGAGATGGATCTTGCTAGACTCCAGATCGAGCGTGAGCTGGAGATGCGTAAGGCTGGCCTAGCATCCCAAGAGCGCATCGAAGAGATCCGCACAGACCAGATAGCTATGACCACAGCAGTACAAGAGCGTGAGTCGCTCTATGCCCACGACATAGCGATTGGCCAAGGCGCATCTACATGGGTCATCAATGCTCGTGCAATGGTGCGCCCAGCGATTACCTATGGAATGTTTGTCCTCTTTGCTTTCGTAGAAATATTTGGTTTCGTCTACGCTTGGAAGACAGGAGTTGATTTCAGCATTGCTCTTGATGTCCTATGGGATAACGAGACACAAATCATCTGGAGTTCTGTAGTCGCTTTCTGGTTCGGTACACAAGCATTTAAAAAATGATTGACCACAAAGTCATTGAGATGATTAAGCACCACGAAGGTGTGAAACAAAAGCCATACCAATGCCCAGCATTACTGTGGACAGTTGGTGTTGGCCATGTAATTGATCCAAACCATATCAAGGTTCCAATAGCCGAGCGCAAGGCTTTGCCCATTCCTGATGGCTGGAACCGCACTCTATCAATGGGAGAGGTAGATGAAATTCTTGCTCAAGATTTACAGAGATTTGAAAGCGGGGTACGCAGACTATGTCCTGATGGTCTTACTTCTGGGAGGTTTGGCGCACTCGTCAGCTTTGCGTTTAATGTTGGGCTAGGCAATCTCCAGCGTTCCACACTAAGAATGAAACACAACCGAGGTGAATATGAGGATGCCGCTGAAGCCTTTCTCGATTGGACAAAGGCTGGCGGCAAGGTTCTCAAAGGGTTGGTGTCAAGGCGCAATGATGAGCGAGCGCTCTACCTAAGCAACACCATCTAATACTTTCTTACGATTCTGCTTTGCGCTGGTCATTATGACCATTTGGATGGGCGAGAGCATCTCGATGGTGTCCTTATTCAGCGTGTTGAACTCAAGCAGTTTCTTTTGTTTGTCAGCTAGAGCCAGCTTGGAGTTGGCTACCTTGTCCGCAACTGTGTTGTATTGGCTAATAAACTCTTCAATGTTTTTACAGTTGACGGCATCCTTGCCTGGGATCTGTAGCCTAACTGACCCCGGAGTCGGAAGTGTTGTTTTTTCGCCACTATCAGGGATGTCCTCTTTAATCGAGTTCAGATCGACTTTCTTTGCTGGCATAGCTGTAGGTACTGGCGGTACTTTAGGAATCGAATCTAGGGGGTTTCTAGCGGTTCTAGAGGCAGCGTTGCCATCGTCATCCTCTGGCGCTATCCCACAGGCAGCCATGAGGCTGTATCTGCGAGCATAGGTAAGCGCTGATCCGTACCCTTGGGGGTCTTGCTTGCTGGCTGGAACGTGTAGAACTCCACAGGACAGAGACTCACCAGACTCATGCAGTAGCAATGTTTCTACATTGACTCCTGTATCGGACTCGTGACACTTCTGCACTAGGGCAATGCCATTATTGTTAAGGCCATCAATGACCGCCTCAACTACAGTTGCTAGATCAGCATACTTGGAAGTGAAGTATGGATTACTTGATGTCTTCAAAGCTGGGCCAAATTCTTTCTGTGCCTTGACCAGAGCGGTTGCAATTAATTTCATTTGAGTGCCTTAATATTTAATGTTGATTGACGAATTGTGTAAGCCTCTTTGGCTGGCACAATCTTGGCTGGAGCTGCTTTATAGCTACGCTGAGGCCACGTTATCTGAAAGTCACCAGCCAATGCATGGCTGTGGTCTCTCATCATTCCCATAATCTCAGTCTGTGCCTTAGCCGTTTCCTCTTCAAGCCTAGATATTTTTTGCTTGTTTTCTAAGATTAATTTGGTCAGCTCCACACCATAATCATCCAGCTTTACTAGCTCACTATCCGAGCCAGTAGACCAAGTCCTAGCCGCATCCTTTGGGCTGATGGGTGGGTAGTGGTCAATGTAGCCGGTGTTCTTATAGCGATCCAGTTTGTCTTGAAACTCTTTGCACGTTCTCTCAATGAGTTCTAAGGTCTCTGGGTGTGGTCCAAACAAGAAGACCCGCAACTCTGTGCCACGATACAGCACAGCGATAGCGCCCCATGATGCCTTGGTGATAGCCATCTGCGCTTGCAGTTGGATTGGCCCCCGATACAGGGGCAAGACATCCTCGGCATCCATAGCAGTTAGCTTGGCCTCCAAGACTCCTGTACCCTCAAGTCTTATAGAAGACTGACCCACCACATAGATTCCACGATCTGGATCGGTGAAGACCTCCTCCATGGATCCTGTGGCTGTGCCATCAAGACTGCATGAGATTGGCCACTTATCGTGGAAGTATGGTTTCTCGTGGTTGATGTCTAGCTGATGGCAACCCAGCCTGTGAGCTGCCTCGGTCAGTATGGTTGGCTCTAGCTTGTTGCCCCAATCCATTGATTCGTTACTAATGTTTTCTAATTCCTTACCATCGATGGCTGCAATACTTGAAAGCAACTCATCGTTGGGTGAGCGATATTGGCTCATCCCACAAACCGCTGGGAGGCGGCTTGCAGAGAGCATATCGTTGGGAGTGACCTTACCTACCATTATTATTTCTCCTTATTTTTTTGCTACAGCTTTTGGTGAACCTGTAAGCCAGTAGCGTTTCCACTTGTGGGTTCGGTTGTCTGGCTCATGCTCGTACTGGTCAGCAATTCGATAACCGCTTGCTCTAAGTAGGTGTATGTAGTGTGCCAGGCGAGTAATACCATAGGTGCTAATAGCATCCCAAGAAGTAATACCACGAGCTTTCTTTTGCTTGAGATGGGCCAGTATTGTTTGAAGTTGCGTATCATTTTTGCTCACGTTTTTCATTCCTTGATAAAAGGTTGCGGTAGATTTCCCATTTCTTTTGATGCTTACTGCACTCGGATGGGGGCTGGAATCCATGCTTGATAAATGTGGCCATCACATCTGTCTTCTGCGATGGCACATAATGCTTATTGATGTCGTATATGGTTGACATAGTTCTCCTTATGAAAGTGCCACGATTAAGATAAATGCAATGACCGAGAGCGTGGCGATAACTCGGTCAATGATGCTGTCCTCTGGCTTGTACTTGTACAAGTCCTTGGAAGATTGGTTATGTTGGTTCCATGCTTTCATTTTTTTAGACTCTCCATAAATTTCTCAGCGAGGCGCTCTCTGCGCTTACGTTGCCATCTTGCGTAGAACTGGGTGTTCTGCACTACTATGTATGCACCCAACACAAGCATAGTGATTACAAGCAGACTGCCTACGATATAAACCAAGGCCAGAATGGTGGTGATTAAATCAAGCATATTGAACCTTTCTCAAAAGTTTTCCTACTTGGGCGGGATGCCATACATCTAAACCTTTAGCGGTCTTGATACCACGCAGTTGCAACTCGGCAGCAACTGTACGCAAATTAGTGCCTACCCGGCTAACGATATCTTGCAGAGTGGGTGCGACTTTCTTGACGTATGCATCGCATCTGTCGCTGATAGCCTTTAAACCAGCCTGTGAGCCGATCTGTGGAGTTGGTGAACCCAATACAGTTCCACGAGCTTTGGCAGCTGCTAAAGCTGATTTGGTGCGCTCAGATATCTTCTTTGCCTCCCACTCAGCAAACACAGCAGCCATCTGTAGGAATGTGCGGTCAGCCTCTGGCATATCAGCTGCTACGAACTGCACGTTAGACTCAAGTAAGCCAGAGATGAAATGCACGTTACGAGCAAGACGATCCAACTTAGCGATAACGAGTGTGGCTTTCTGTTTCTTAGCCAATGCAAGAGCTGCTGCGAGCTGTGGGCGGTCTGTCTTACGGCCAGACTCAACCTCAGTAAACTCTGCAATGATTTCTTTGCCAGCAAGGTAAGCCTGTACGGCAGAACGCTGTGCCTCTAAGCCAAGACCTGATTGGCCTTGACGTTGTGTTGATACTCTGTAGTAGGTTACGAACATATTTAACTCCTCTATCTGGGTGGTTAATTGCCCCCGGAGGGGCGGTTAATTACTTAACTTCTTTGTTAATAATGTTGACGATTTCAGCTGCTTTGTTATGGATGCTTTTATAAAAATTGTCGTACATAACAAAGTCATTCTTGTCTCCGTTATTTAACATTTCGATAATTGCTGTTAACTGTTTGTTTGCTGTGATTAAGTCCATTTTGTTTTCCTTTATTGGTAGTTGGTTGCCCCCTTGCGGGGGCGATTAATTAGGCTGCGTTAACTGTTATTACACCAGTTGCAAAATGTTGGGCAATAACATCAATACGCACAAAGCCAACAGGAGCAACAAAATGCGCTTCGCCATTCTCGTTAACAATTACATCTCCAACAGAGATGCTATGCATTGGTGCTAAACGCTCAATGTATTTCTCTGGACCAATGTTGCCAATATCAAAAACAAGACCAAGCGACTCTGCTTGAATGTATGCTACTGGCTTATACAAACCACGAGCAGCAATAATGGACTCAACTGTTGGGCGAAATGTTGTATTGAGATATGTCTCACGATGAGCAGCAAATTGCTCATCAGACAAGTTGATTTGATATACAGTAAATAGTGTTTTATAAGTCATTTGTAACTCCTCTATCTGGGTGGTTAGTAAATAAGCGATATCGCTTAGTCATTAATTTACCACACCCAAAACACAGGTCAAGAACTAAATGTAGTTTTTTTTAACTAAATTGGTAGGTGTTTACCCTAATCTTATTACGCTATATTTAGTCTACAATCAGATATCTCAACTAAATAAGGCAAACAATGACCGAATTAAAGCCATTCCTGGTGCGACTGCGCCCAGACGTTAGAACATTGTTAGAACAGACTGCCCAACAGCGCAATAAGCCTATAGCTGTCATCATCAATGA